GGCGACGACCACGACTCTCGGTGTTGTTGAACTTGCGACGGATGAGGAAACGGTCGCGGGGACCGATGGAACGCGTGCTGTCACGCCGAAGAGCCTCAGCGCCCGAACATCGACGGAAAGCCGCACCGGTTTGATCCGCATCGCCGTCCCAGCTGAAGTGCTTTCCGGCAAGGACAACACGAAGGCTGTGACGCCGTTTGGATTGCTGTCTGCCTTTTTGAAGAATCACGGCGACAGCGGATTCCAGAAGCTGCCGAACGGTCTCATCGTTCAGTGGGGTAAGGCTTCGATTGCGGCTGACGGCTCAACCGTCATCGCGTTCCCTGTTGCCTTTACGACGGGCGCCGTTTTCGCGAACGCAACGCCTACTGGTGACGTTGCTGCGGACTTCGTTGCCACTGGCTTGACGAAGGGAAACGCGACCTTCAAGCACAACGCGAATGGAAAGGTCTCAGCGCTTTGGATGGCGCTTGGATTCTGAAAGGAGATGATTCTATGGCTTACTACTACAGCGCGTCTCAACGCGCTTTTTACTGCACGGAGATTGTGTCGGTGGACGTTATGCCTGCCGACAAGGTGGCAGTAGAGGACGAGGCATACAAGAGCCTCATGGCCGCCCAGAACGCGGGGAAGTTGATCCGTCCGGGTGCGGGCGGAGCTCCTGAAGCCGTCGACCAGACGGGCGCTGCCGCAACTGGCATTGTCCACGAACTGACGGCTGCAACTGCTGACAAGCTGGGCCACATCAAGGTCGGCAAGAACGTCGACGTTGAGGTTGACGGAACGATCTCTGTCAATCTCTCGAAGGACATTGGCGATCGAAGGGACCGCGCTCCTGAAAAGCCTGACTATGGCTTGAGTTGAAGGAGGTGAGGGAATGGCAGCGGTCAAAAATTTCACGCTCGATCAAGGCTCCGATAAGACGGTGTCCTTCATCCTGAGCGACAAGAACGGTCCGCTTGACCTGACAGGATATTCAGCCGCCATGCAGTTGCGCAGGTACGCATTCAGCGAGGAAGCAATTGACACGCTGACGACGTGTAATGGTCGTCTTCTGCTCGATGAATCGGCGGGAAAGGTCACAGCGAAATTCAAACATGAAAACACAGAAGGGTACCCGGGTGACACGGTGCTGTACGACCTGGAGCTTCAGTCTCCGGACGGCGAAATCACGCGGGTCGTTGAGGGAAAAATCAAGGTCTCCCCGGAGGTGACTCGTGTTAAATGCGCGCGCAAGGCGTGAACTCGCAATTACTGCGCAAATCACGCCAGAAGAAGAAATTCAAGTCGATGCTCAATGTCAGGACATCGTTCCCAAGGTCGTTACCGTTGAGGTCCCAGGCATTCAGGGGCCGCCGGGGAAGGATGGTGCGCCAGGCAAGGACGGAGAGGACGGTCAGGATGGCACCTCTTTTGTCGAACGCATCGACAACTCTTTCATTGACAATCTTTTTTAATCGTAAAGGGAGTGAGAAAAATGAGTGCTTTGAATGCTTTTTTAGACAAGCAAGGTTTGACTCATTACGACAGCAAATTGAAGACGGTCGTTGCCGGGCAGATGACGATCGAGGGGCGCACGATCACGCTGAAGAGCGTCTCTGGTGCAACTCTCGCAACGGTGACGATGCCGCAGACGATCTATGAGCTTGCAACGGCTCAGAAAGACGGTCTGATGAGCAAGGAAGACTTCGCCAAGTTGCAAGGTATCGCGGCTCAGGCTACGAAGGTCGAAAACTCTGAAACGAACGGGAACATCCAGATCAATGACGTTGAGACGCCCGTTTATGTCCATCCGACCGTGACGGCAGGCGCTCTTGCGGCGGGTCTCTACAAAATCACGACCGACGGTAACGGGCACGTCACTCTCGGGACGAAGGTCGTCAAGGGTGACATTACGGCTCTTGGTATCCCGGCGCAGGACACGACGTATGGTCCGGCCACGGCTGATGCTGCGGGTCTGATGTCTGCTGCCGACTTCACGAAGCTGCAAGGAGTCGCTGTGGGCGCACAAGTGAACGTACTCGAAAAGGTGAGCGTCAACGGCGGCGCTCTGCCGATCACAACTAAGGGCGTCAATATCGATCTCACGCCGTACGCGCTGAAAACGGACATTGCGAGCGCTGTGAACTACAAGGGTTCCGTCGAAAACTATGCGGCGTTGCCGACCAAGGATGTGAAAGCCGGCGATATGTACAACGTCGAGACTGCCGATCCTGCTCATCAGATCGACGCCGGGATGAATGTCGTTTGGAATGGCGCGAGTTGGGACCCGATGGCTCCGATGATCACGATGACTGGCATTACGAACGAAGAGATCGACGCCCTCTTTGCATAAGGGGGCATTCCGATGGCTAACTCTTTTCTTGATTTGATAGGGCTGGCTCACTTCAAAGAGAAGCAGAGTCAGCAAATTAGCAAAGAGTTCGCAAAGAAGTCCGAGGTCGTCACAAAGGCTGAGGCTTCGGACTTCGCGAAACACAAGACGTGCAGCGCGATTCGAGATCGCTCTACGTCAAAGCCTGACTACGGGCTGAATACAAAGGAGGGGGCTAAATAATGGCTCTGAAAGAACAGGACATCGTCTTTACGACGACGGATGAGGCGGGTAACCCCGTCATTCAGTTTCCGATTACGCGCGTCGAAAATGTCGAAGACGCCGTGCGTACTGTGAACAAGAAGAAGCCTGACAGCAATGGCGACATTCAGATCGATGTCGACATGAGTCATCTGGCGACAAAAGATGAGCTGACGAAGGGCTTGGCGAATAAGCGAGATCACACGATCCAGATCGCCAACGCGGACCTGAACACGCTGCTTGATGACAAAACATGGGCCTGTAGTGGGACGCTGAAGAATACTCCGATTGCTTGCACGTTCTGCATTGTGCAGGCCTACGACACGGGGGCGCCCATCAGCGGGAACATCGTGCAAGTCTGCTACGTTCCGAACCAAACCGACAACACAGTCCGCACCTTTTGGCGCAACTGCAATAATGGGGTGACCTTCGGGAAGTGGAGCGAGTCCGGGGCCGTGAAGACGGTGAACAGCGTCGCGCCTGATGCTTCTGGCGAAGTGACGTTGCCGAACGCGACGACGAGTAAAT